TTTGTATCAGACTTTGATAAAACACAAATTAAAAACAAACTTAAAAATTACTCGATTGCAGGTATCAATGCTGAAATAGTTGATTTGAAGATATTATATGTTGAACTTGACTCAACAGTATATTTTAATCCAGCAGCGATTGCTTCAAGTATTAATTTAAGAACTAATATTATATCTGCATTACAACTATACTCAAAAAATGTAGAAATAAACAAATTTGGTGGTAGATTTAAATATAGTAAAATAAATCAACTTATTGACCGTGTAGATAATGGTATTACATCTAATATTACTAAAATTATTATAAGACGAGATTTAAAAGCATTACTTAATCAATTCGCACAATATGAACTTTGTTTTGGTAATCGTTTTTATATAAATCCTGCAGGTTTTAATATTAAAAGCACTGGATTCACTGTATCTGGTAGCACCGACATAGCATATTTGACAGATGTTCCTAATAAAGATGCATCTGGTAATTTAGATGGTAGCATGATGGGTACTATAAGTGTAGTTGCTAAAAATAATAAAAATCAACAGGTTGTATTAATTAAAGATGCAGGAGTTGTTGATTATAAGAAAGGAGAGGTCATTCTAAACACAATTAATATCACATCAACGGTTGCAGATAACAATATTATAGAAGTACAAGCATATCCTGAGTCAAATGATGTTGTTGGTCTTAAAGACTTATTTGTTAGTTTTAACGTATCAAATAGTACCATAAATATGAAAGAAGACGTAATCGCATCGGGAGAGGATGTTTCAGGTGTTGTATTCACAAGAGATTACTTTACCTCAAGTTACTCAAATGGAGTTTTAGAGAGAGGATAATTTATGTCACAATTTGACAAAAGAATAAATGTCAATACGATTATTGAAAATCAGTTGCCAGAGTTTATACTGAGCGATTTTCCTAATGCGACAGAATTTTTTAAGCAATATTATATTTCTCAAGAATTTCAAGGAGGTCCTAGTGATCTTATTAATAATTTTGATCAATATTTAAAAGTAGATAATCTCGTACCTGAAGTTGTAGTTGGTATTACTAGTATATCCTCAGACATAACAGCATCAGATACAACAATCACTGTTCCAAGCACAAAAGGATTTCCCAGTGAATATGGACTTTTAAAGATTGATGATGAAATAATTTCATACACTGGTATTACCTCAACATCATTTACAGGTTGTATTCGTGGGTTTAGTGGAATAACAGGTTATAATGTTGGAATATCTTCCTCATTACTTGATGTCAATCAAGAAAAATTAAAATTTGAAGATACATCAGCATCTTCACATGTTTCTGGTTCTTCTTTAACTAATCTTTCTGTATTATTTGTACAAGAATTTTATAAGAAAATGAAGAAGACCTTTTTACCAGGTCTTGAGCATAATGATTTTACAGAAGATTTAGATGTAGGTAATTTTGTTAAATTTGCTCGTTCTTTCTATCAATCAAAAGGAATAGAGGAATCAATAAGAATATTATTTAAAGTATTATATGGTGTAGATTCAACAATATTAGATTTAGAAGGAAATCTTATAAAACCATCGAGTTCTGAATTTATTCGTAGAGAAGTTATAGTTGCAGATGTTATTGGAAGTGGTGAACCACAAAATCTTGTAGGTCAGTCAATATTTAAGTCAGATGATTTAAATACTAGTGGTTCAGTATCTGGAGTTGAAGTATTTACAAGAAGTAATAAAACATATTATAAAATATCATTATTTGTAGGATATAATGATAGAGATTTGATTGAAGGTGTATTTACAATACCAGGTAATACAAAAACTTTAACCAACTCTCAAAAAGATGCATCAGTCATAACAGTTGACTCTACAATAGGTTTTGGTCATACAGGAACTTTAATAAGCGGTTCAAATACAATTAATTATACATCTAAGACTATAAATCAATTCTTTGGATGTAGTGGTATTAATATTGGTATAAGCACTGCTGATACTGTTCGTTCAAATGAAACTATTTTTGGATATGAAAATGGTGATTTATCAAAAAGAGTTGATTTAAGAATTACTGGTGTATTATCAGAGGTTGTGCCAGTATCTAATATTAATCTTGTAAATGAGAATGAAAATATTTTTGTAAAAAATCTTGGTGAGAAGATAGAAAATAATAATTCAAATTATAAAGAAATTTTTGCAAATTCATGGGTTTACAATACAGGTTCAAGATTTCAAGTTACTGGGGATACAACACTAGTATTAAGAACTCCTATTGATAAGTCATCATTGAAAGTTGGTGATACTTTTGAAATGTTGAAGAGAAATGAACAAGTGGTAGTAGCAACTTTTAACATTGGTAGTATCGATATAAATCAGAATACAGTTGATATTATTAATAGATCATTTGTTGCTCCATTCACAGCACTCGACCCAAATGAAAATTATGATATTCGTCGTATAATTGAAAAAGCAAATAGTACAGGTGTTCCTATAGCAGTTGGAAATGAAACCTTAATATCAAATGTTTTAAATGTATACACTGACACTAATGCTGATGGATATGTAGCATCAAACTCATTACCAAGTTATGATATATCTGTTGACGTTTCAAAAGAAGAATTTGTTGGTGCTGGAAATACAAGTAACTTTGATGGGTTAGATCCTCTAACTGATAAATTCAGTTTTCTTAAATTTACTCCACCTTCAAACTCCTCTATTAAATTAATTGAAGGTGATGCCATAATTTATCAACCATCAGGAGAAGAAATTGTTGGATTAACTTCTGGTAGAGTTTACTATGTTGACGTTCAACCCGAACCAGCTGGTACTCAAAAATCGAGAATTGCACTTTATAATTCAAGAAGTCAAATAGGCACTGCAAGTACAATACAAATAGGAGAGGTTGGCATAGGTACTACTAATGCAGGTACTCATAGTTTTATTCTTCAAAGACATGCCAATCGTAAATTAGATGCAGATAAAATATTAAGGAAAATTCCTCTCAACCAAAATCTGTTTGTATCTTCAAAACATGAAACTCCAACTAATGATATTGGAATTTTAATTGATGGTGTTCAAATTCATTCACCAATATCTGATGATAATATTTTCTTTGGACCATTAGAATCTATTGATGTATTAAATGGTGGAGAGGGGTATGATGTTATAAATCCACCAAAAATAACTGTTGAGTCAAGTTCAGGTACAACTGCCATTATAGAACCTATTCTTTCTGGTAGTGTTAAAAAAATATTTGTTGATCCTCAAGATTTTGATATAAAAGATATTACTAGTATATCATTAACAGGCGGTAATGGTAGTGGATGTTCTCTTGAACCAGTTTTAGGAGCGAGATTTAGAGACATATCCTTTGATAGTAGAGATATATTCTTTAACGGTGGTATTGATAAAGATAATGAAACAATCACATTTAAAACAAAACATAATTTAGAGAATGGTCAAAAAGTATTTTATAGGAACGAGGGAAATCCATCTATAGGAATAGGTAATGCATATGATGTAAGTAATACAATAACTGGCACACTTTCAGACGGAGATCCATATTTTGTAAGGGTTGTTAATACATCAACGGTTAGAATATTCAATACAAAAGCAGATGCTCTGGCAGGTATCGCAGGTATCAATACTGTTGGTTTAGCAACAGATACTGCTGCAAGTGGTATTCATAAATTTAGAACAGAATCTAAAAATACTCTTCTTAGTGTAAGAGTTATAAATGGTGGTTCTGGTTATCAGCATAGAAAATTAAGAGTTGATCCAGCAGGTGTCTCAACTTCATTTGATACAATAAATTATGTAAATCATGGATTTTCTCATGGTGATATAATTGAGTATTCACCTACTGTTGGATTAGGTTCTACAACTCCTCAAGCAATTCAAGGTCTAACAACAACTTCTTCATACTATGTTATGAAAGTTGATGATAATACATTCAAACTAGCAGATGCTGGTATCGGTGCAACTATTACCAGTAACTTTACAAGAGGTAATTTTGTTGGTCTTGGTTCAACAGGAACTGGATATCAAACATTTAAATATCCAGACATTAAAGTAAATGTTGAGGTATCTTATGGTTCAACAGTCACTGGAACTATAAACTTTACACCAATTGTTACTGGATCATTTACTGGTGCATATTTGTATGAAAAAGGAAGTCATTATGGATCAACGATATTAAATCATCAGGTAAAACCAAATATATCAATTGAGAGTGGTAAAGACGCAGAACTAAAGGCAATTATTAGTAATGGTAAAATAGAGGATGTAGTAGTTGTCAATCAAGGTACACAATATAATTCATTACCAGAATTAACTATATCATCATCTGGAGGTGGTGTAGGAGCGATTGTAAGACCTGTAATCAGTAATGGAGTTCTTACAGATACAGTAATTATAAACTCTGGTATAGGTTATAGTAGTTTGACCACTGAAATACGTGCATCCGAAAGAGGTAAAAATGGTTTATTTGGTGCAAGAGTTAGGTCTTTAACTGTTAATAGTAAAGAAAGATTTGGAGATTTTAATCTTACATCAAGAGAAACATCACTAAGTTTTGGAGTTTTAGGATACTCTCAAGATATCGCTACAAATCTTGAAGATACATTTGATATAAAAACAAATGGTGAATTTGATAAAATAACATCTCACTCACCAATTATTGGTTGGGCATATGATGGAAATCCAATATATGGTCCATTTGGTTATTCTGATCCAGATAATATTAACTCATCTCTTAAAATTTTAACATCTTCATATAAAAAAGACGTATCAAAAGTTTTCAATAGACCCTCTGGTTTTGATGAAGGTTTCTTCACTAGTGATTATTTTTATGATGGTTCAGGTGATTTAGATATTCACAATGGTCGTTTTTGTAAAACTCCTGAATTTCCTAATGGAATATATGCATACTTTAGCACAGTTGGATTAGCAACAGCAGGATTTACTAATAATGGTGTATCATTAAGTAATAAATTGATTGGTCAATATCCATACTTTATTGGAAATACTTTTAGATCACCCCTTATAAATGATAATCTTATTTTAAATCATGATTTTGATTTTAATAATTCCAATTTGATAAGGAACACAAAACCATATAATGTTTCAGAGGAATTTGCTGACTATGATTTCCTTGAAGAATCAAATGAGTACATAAGACAAATAACAAATATTGAGTCAGTTACAAAGGGTGGTATTAATAACATTATAATTTTAGATGGTGGTCAAGGATATAAAGTTGGTGATTTAACTTCATTCGATCATGAAAATACAGAAGGTTCTGGTTTCAGTGCTGAAGTCTCTGAAATCGTTGGATTAGGAGTATCAACTATTAATTCAACTCTGACAAGATTTAATAATGCAGTGT